CGCAAATGCCGACTGAAGGAACGGGGCTACAATCCCTACTACTTACAGGAGAAAACCGATGGCACAAGTCACATACCGTGGTATCAAGTATGATACCAATAGAAACAAAGGAAAGCAGACTAACAAGGTCGATCTAACTTACCGTGGTGTAAGACAAGAAAAAGAACTTACAAGTCTTAAGTGATTGAAACATTAGAGATATGCATAGCATCTGCTATCTTTCTCACAATCATAACTGCTGAAGTCCAGTTTCTATACGGAAAATAAAACAGAAGGGGTTGTACCCCTTCTTTTTTTGTGCTATAATATAAGAGTCATTATATTGATTATGGACAGAGCAAAACTAAAACAAATGGTTCTTGATCTAGAATCATTAGTTGAAGAAATTAAAGCAGAAGTCTATTCTGATGTAGACTCATATACAAGTCCACCTGCAACGATCCTACAGGATTATGATGAGGTGTTAGATGATGATGATGGTTACCCCGATTAAACATGACAGTTAATTTAATTAGTATTACTCCTGATGCAGAGCAAACTATGGCATATATTGCCAGAGTGTCTAATCCTTCTAATCAAGATAATGAAAAATATGCAGGACTTTTAAAATATTGTATCAAACATAATCATTGGTCTGTGTTTGAGCAATCTACAATGACATTAGAAATTGAAACAACTCGTGCAATCGCTGCACAAATATTACGTCATAGGTCATTCACGTTTCAAGAGTTCTCTCAGAGATATGCACAAACTAATTACTTAGGAGATATTGAATTACCAGAACTTCGCAGACAGGATCAGAAGAATCGTCAGAATAGCACTGATGATTTAGATCCGAATGTGATAGACACATTAAACAAACAGATGCAAACTTTATTTGACTCATCTCTTGCATTGTATAGTCAAATGATAGAGTTGGATGTTGCTAAAGAATGTGCTAGAATGGTTCTGCCATTATGCACTCCTACCAGAATATACATGACTGGTTCTTGTCGTTCTTGGATTCATTATATTAATCTAAGATCAGCACATGGAACACAGAAAGAACACATGGATATTGCTGAAGCATGTCGCAAGGTGTTTACCGAACAGTTCCCCACGGTATCTGAAGCACTCGAATGGGTCTAAATAACTTTACAAAACTTAAAACACTTATGCCCACATATCCTGTAAAAAATTTAAAAACTGAAGAGAAGAAAGAACTCTCTATGACTATGAAAGAGTACGAACAATGGAGAAAAGACAATCCCGATTGGGATAGAGATTGGTCTGAAGGTTGTGCTTCATCCCAAGAAATGTTCAAATGGACAGGAGAAGCAAAGTCTAGTGGTTGGAATGAAGTACTAGACAGAGCATCAAAGCAACCAGGTTCAGTAGTTCGTAAAAATAGAGATTATCAATTCTAATGCCAACAAAAAAAAGGAAGAACGGAGATTCCGTCAGTGGAATCGGTAGCATGAGTACAAAAAGGTTAAAAAGAAAAAAACCTATTAACACAGATGCGATGGTTGATATTCAACCATTAACAAAAAGTCAAGAAAGATTTTTTGAAGCATACAAAGAAGGTAAAAATATATTTGCATATGGTTGTGCAGGAACAGGAAAAACTTTTGCAGCATTATATCTTGCTCTAAAGGATGTTCTTGATCCCTTGACACCATTTGAAAATGTATATCTTGTCAGATCATTAGTATCCACTCGTGAGATTGGTTTCCTACCTGGAGACCATGAGGATAAATCCTTTCTATATCAAATTCCATACAAACATATGGTAAAGTATATGTTTGAAATGGCAGATGACACTGAGTTTGAGTTACTCTATGGTGCACTCAAATCACAGGAGACAGTTAAGTTCTGGTCTACATCATTCATTCGTGGAACAACATTGGATAATTCAATTATTCTTGTTGATGAAATGCAGAACTTGAATTTTCATGAACTTGATAGTATAATAACAAGAGTTGGTGAAAATAGTAAGATTATATTTTGTGGTGATGCATCACAGACTGACCTTACAAAGACAAATGAAAGAAATGGTATTCTCGAATTTATGAAAATCATTTCTGCAATGGATCAAGACTTTGCCTCCATTGAATTTGGTATTGAAGATATTGTCCGTTCTGGACTAGTCCGTAATTACCTCCTTGCTAAAACAACTTTAGGTATGTAATGTTTACACATTTAGATTATTTGTCAGAGAACGTTGATCTCGAAACTGTGGCAATAGACGGTACTCGTTTTTATATAACTCCGTCTGGTAAAAAGTATCCTTCGATCACTTCTGTGACAAGTTTCTACAATCGTGATATATTCATTAGATGGAGAAAAAAAGTTGGAGAAGAAAAGGCAAACAAGATCACTAGGGAATCTACATTTAGAGGAACTAAGTATCATGATCTAGTAGAACATTATATGAAGAATGAAGACATCAATGATTTGAATGTTCTTCCTTCTACAAAATTTTTGTTCTTGCAATCTAAAGAACATTTGGATCGCATAAATAACATACACGCTCTAGAGAAGTCAATGTATAGTGACTATCTGGGGTTGGCAGGTAGAGTAGACTGTATCGCAGAGTTTGATGGAGAGTTAGCGGTAATAGATTTTAAAACTGCAACAAAGATTAAACCAGAGGAATGGATTGAAAACTATTTCGTGCAGGAGACTGCATATGCATGTATGTATTTTGAAATGACTGGTATCCCAGTTAAAAAGTTAATTACTATTATGGTGGCGGAAAATGGAGACTGCGTTGTCTACGAAAAACGAAACAAAGGTGAGTATATTAAACTTCTTACCAAGTACATTAGAAAGTTTGTCGATTACAAAACAGGAGCACATGGCAAGTAAAGACAAAAAACCAGAAGATAAACTTGATGATGTCATTAAGGAAAAGTTCT